GATTGAATCTTCAATTGCTTTTTTAAAAGCCTTTGCTTCTTGAGATCCAGCACGAAGCAGAGCGTAATTATTATTTCCGTTAATACCTGATAAATCGCCATAATATTTCATCATTCTTGCAATAAAAACTTCTTTATTTACTTGTGGCCTTCCTGCTACTAATACATCGCCTGTTGTTAAGGTATGTTGTGAAAAATCTGATTTAAGATTTTGGAAAACATAATCTCTAATAACAGTCAAAGTATCAAAATAATTAATATATTTAAATGTTGGATCTGGTTGACCTAAAGCATCAGTTTTATAAGTTGATACAGCTTCATTTGAAATAATTGTAGTATTAGCAGGATTATTTCTCAATAACCAAACACCACTTTTTTCAAGTTCTGCACACTCAACATCTGTAAAATCATGCCCTGTTTCAATAATTGGAAGTAAATTAAAAGGTGTATTATGATAAGGTATACCAGCAAAGAAAGAACCACCAATTGATTGACCGTTGGTAGTTATTGTTGATACATTTGCATCTACAGTTAATCTTAATTCTCTATAAGCTGCAACATAACAGGCTATCACTAATGGATTTTCAAAAATTGCTCCGCCTTTATGAGTTGAGCTTGAAACTAGTGGGATACCTATATAACCAAGAGTTTTTTGATTTAAAGCGTCAGCAGTTGTGTTAGTATTTGCATAAGTATCAAATTTACAGCTAATACCTAAACCATCAACAATTTTATTATCAACATTTACTCTTGCTTCTGTAAAATTTGTAAGAGTTGAAAGCCCCCAGTCTGACGGATAAACAATTGAAGTATATCTTTTATCAACAATTGGATCAAATAAAGAAGTCAAGACAGGGTTAGTTGCACCGCTACTCATTGCTGTTAGTGTTGTAGTAATACCAGCAACAGTTCCATCAATTTTAATTCCAATATTATTACCTTGCGTTCCATCATTTACAGCAGTCAAAGCAACTGAACCAGTGGTATTAACGGCAGTTACAGGTGAATAAGTATTAGCAGTAATTAAAGCTGTTAAACTTGTGCCTATTGAATTTGCTGTATCACCACTCGCAACATTTAATTCATATTTACCATTTCTTTTTGAGTTAATATAAACAGTTAAAGTACCAGAAGCAGTTGCAGTTCCAGAAAAAGCAATTGTTCCTGTTGCCTGTACGCCTGACGCGTTATCTGTTAAACCAATTGCTGAAACCTTTGGTTTAATCTTAGATATAGAAAGAGCATCAATTAAAGCTCTTCCTGCTATTGCGATTTGTGATTTTGCACCAAAGAAATCATTAAATTCTGCCTTGGAAATAATTCCTTCTTTTAATTGTCCGCTTGTTGCTGTTCCGCTTGTCATGCAACCAACAAGCAAAATAGAACGCTCACCAGCTCCTTGTGCTGTTAGTGCTGATTTTATATTAGCTGTTACATATGGAAAAGATGCACCCATTATTTTTTGTCCTTTTTAGTTGTTAATATAACTTCAATGCAATTATCAATTGCTGAATCTTTTAATCTATTACGCCAAAAATGATCAACTGGCTCTCCATTAATATCATCTATTTCAATTATATCATCTTTGTTAAGTTTTCCTTTTGGTGTATTTAAATTTTGATTTAATTTTATTTTCATAAAAATAAGTAATTTGTTTTAATTATTTGTACTTAAATTTTTAATTCTAATCAATAGGTAAAATCACTAGCGTAAAACAGGTTTATAACTAATATTTTTATCAATGAATAGTCCGTCTATTGACTGTAATGGTGTATCGAAAATATAATCTGCTGTGTCGCTTGTTTGAATTAAACTTTGAATTGTAAAATCAAATCTATGTGTATATTTTGCTTCTATATAATCATCGGTTTCATTGCCGACATACTGACAAGGTTGGCAATATTCATCATTTAAATCACTTAAAAAAACATAGTTAGCTAAACTTTTCAATAATGGTTTTAAGTAACCTCGAGCTGTGTCTGATATATCGCCTGCTAGTATAGAAGATTTTGCAGGTATTATAATATATAAACTAAAATCTTGTTGTGTTAAATTCCAGTAAGATTCATTTGATCTTTTACTTGATGAAGTATCGCCTACAATTGTATCGTCTTTGTATGCTTGGTTTTGCCCCATCACTACATAAAGCCAAGTCTGTAAAATTCCGTTAGAGTTTTGAGAATAAAAATCCTGTAATCTTTGTGATGTTGATGCGTAGTCAATTCTTGTTAAACCACTTACTTGTATTGTACCTTGTGCTGGTGATTGTATTGTTTTTGTTGTTGTATAAGTAAAAGTTGTTGAATTTACTACAGTAATTTGTTTATATCCATTATAACCATCTTGATCTTGCAACAATAAAAAACCGCCAGAATAATTAGCAGGGCTTCCACTTACTTTAAATGTAAAAACTAGTTTACTAGGCACGCTTACTAATTCCCAAGTGCCGTTATAGCCTACTGTGCCAGATATTTCAACATAAAGTGGTAAATTGTCTAATGAAAATAGGGAAGGGTCGCTTAATTTATGATCTGTTAATGCTGTTGCTGTTGCTATTCCGTTAGAAAATGTAATTGTGCTTAAAGCAATTGGTTCTTTTGCTCCTCTTATTGTTATATAATCATTATTAGATAATCCGTGTACTGTTGCTGTTGTACAAGTTATAGTAGTTGAAACTCTACTTAGTGATGAAACATTAAGAATTGTTGAAAAATCATCAGTGTAGTTTGGTAAAACTTCTTTTAATCTATTTACAATTCTGACTGCTTTCATTTTTTACCTCCTAATACTTTTTTTAATCTAGTTTCAATATTTGCCTTTATAGCTTCTTTATTTTTAATTACAGTTCTTTTAAAAGGCTCTCTTGCTTCCATTTTAGAAGTTCCTTTTTCTAAATATTCAGCATATTTTGGAGCGTTTTCATTTGCTCCAAATTCTAAAGTTCTATTTCCTCGCACCGCAAAATCAACCGACTTTCTAAAGGTACCTGTTATTATTGCTGGTGTTTCATTTGGTGCTGATGCTGTATGCAATTTTGATTTTTTCCGTCTACCTCCACCAATTTTGCTATAAACTCTATACTCTCTTCCGCTTTTTGGTGCTTTCATGTCTTTATTTAAATCCGCTACTAATTCTTTACCAGATACATAAAAAGCTTGACGGATTGCTTTTGTCAATTCAACAGGCATTTCATAAAGAAATCTAAGTGTTTTATCATTTTCAGAACTTTCTTTTACTTTTATCATCTCTTATTTGCATTTATTGTTTTATCGCCTTTTTCTACGCTTCTTAATCTTATTATTTTATCATCTTTGTCAATATTATCTGTATTAGTAATTTTGTATAAATTATTATTATATTCTACCCAAAGCTGTTGATTTAATGGTATTGATGAATTGTATCTAATATAAAAATCAGTATTTAAACCATTCTCAATATTAACTCCATCAATAAACTCTCTAGCTGTATTTGTTTTAATCATTGACCAAACTGTCGCAATTGTTGTGAATTGAACACTTGATAAACTATTAGGTGCATTATTAGCAGTAATTGATGATGTTTGAATTTTTATTCTTTTATCAAAATCACCTATACAAACTTTGTTAATATTTTTTTTTATTGATTGACATTTCATACAATAAATAATTTTTGTCCTAAAATATATGGATAAAATAATTGTTGAAATAAAGAATTATTCTCATCAATGATACAATCGCCAGAGTTTTCAAATAAATAACTACAAATACTTAAACAAGCTTGTTTTATAGCTTCAGGTCTGTTTGGATAATCTGCTTTAAATGTAATAATAACCGCTTGTTTTTTATCGTAAGTATTAGGAAATGATTTATCTTTTTTTAAATAAATAGATGAATATTCGGGACTATCAGTAAAATAATAATCATTGGCATCAAGTGTTTGTAAAGTATCGTTTTCATCATAATATTGAATAGATGTAATTGATTTTAATTTGCTTTTTCTTAATTCAATTCCACAGTAATTGCTTGACGGAAAATAATCTAAATAGGTTTTAAATTCTTTTTCTACAAATTCTCTTCCAGTTATTTTTTCGCCGATCTGACGAGAAACTTTAATAAAAGGCGTTAAAATATTATCAAAATCATTTCCATCAATTCGCAAAAATGTTTTAATTTCTGCAAGAGTTACAACCTCAGTTATAGCATCAGTTATTAAGATATACTTAATAGGTGAAAAATTGCTCATGCTCCTCTTGTTAGAAGATTTAAAACTATTTCTTGTGTTTGTGTTGTAAGAGCTACAATTTTGATATAGTTACAAATATGTAAAGCTGGTTGTTCTATAGTGTACATAGCATTTGGTCCTACAATAGCTTCTATATAATCACCATTAAAAGCACTTTTTATATCAAAAAAATTAATATTATCAAAGCTTCCTTGAAATCTAATTTTAGTACCAGCAAAGCCTGCTGGTACTTTTACTGCTACTAATGAAGTACCGCCTAAATTTTCTGACGATGAAACAGTTGCATTATTTGCAATGGTTACTTGAATATCATTACACAATCTATTTTGAAAACTTGTTGATAGTGACATTAGCTTAGAGTAATTTCAATTGTTATAATTGCTTTAGCATTTCCGTTTGAAGCTCCATCGGTTTCAATTTCTATTGCTTGTCCTGCTGTTATAGTGTTTAATGCTGTTGGAGTTGATGAGTCAATATCACCAGCACTTGAGCCAGTGTGAGCAACTGTTATATTTCCACCAGTTATTGCTGTTCCAGCAATTTTTGGAGTTAATGTTGCATCTGCAGTTGTAATAGTATCGTTTAATACAGAATATATTTTTGTAATAGTTCCACTAACTGGCGATACTACATAAGTTTGACTAGCTGATGATATATCCTCAATTTGAGTATTTAAATAAACTTTTTTTAATGATTGACCAGCTCCAGTTTCAACCGTACCATCTAAAATTAATTTATTATCTTTTGAATTAGAAACTGGTTGATTAAAATAATTTAAAACATTAGACATTTTTATTTTCTCCTTTTAATTGTTGTTTTTTTAGTTTTATTTTCAAGATTACTAATTGCTTTATTCTCTAAATTCTCATCTGTTATTGTTTTTTCTTCAATAATATCTTCAATTTCATTTTCGCTAATTAAATAGCCAATTTCTTCTTTATTCTCAATTGAAATACCCCATCCTTGTTTAATAAAAACTTCTGCAAGTTCTAAATATATATCATAAGTTTTATTTTCTTCATATTCAAAAACCTCTGATCCTTGTTCGTTTTTAGAGGCTTTTACTGTTTTTAAAACTTTTATTAACATAATTTTAAATATTTAGTTTAGTATAAGAGGGGTGTAAAAACCCCCCTTATATAAAAAATTAATTAACTGGGTTTTCTAAAGCATTACCAAGGATAAC